CGGCAAGAAGCTCCGCGTCCAAGCTCATGTGCAGGACGTCGGATGGCAGAAGCCAGTCGGCGAGGGCGAGTGGGCTGGCACACTCGGCAAGGGCAAGCGGCTTGAGGCCGTGAGGATGTGGTTCGAGTGATCGTCGAGACGCGCTACTACGCCATCGTCCATTACCACAAGGGCATCACGCAGGAGTCTCGCGGCTTCCGCACCTACGAGCGCGCGGTGGCGGCAGGCGAGGCCGAGCTGGAGCGCCACACCCTGCGGCGCGGCATCGGCGCGGCTGAGTATTTCACAGTGGAGAAGCGGTTCGAGCTGCTGGAGCCGAAGAATTAGGTCGCTGTAAGAATCGAGCCTAGAGAGACCCCTTCCCGCATCTGGCGGGAGGGGGTCTTTTCGTTGTAGAATGGACAGATGGACAAGCCCGCGCAATCTGACAGCACAGGGGCATGTCGCGGGCAGGCCGCTCCCACATTGGGGCGGCTTTTTTCATGTCGTGAATAGGTACACGTAAGAGTGAAATCTTACGCGTCCGCTTGCGTCCCTAGCGCGTCCCAAGTGGTCGGTTTTGCTAGGTGTTGGACGGTGTGCGTGGAGCAAATGCGCAGCTAAACGCCTTACGACACCTTGCGACACAAAGAGTGCTATTCTAGACAAGTATAATTTCGGGAAGGAAAACGCAGGTAGAACGCTTGCCGCGTCCCTATTCGTCCCAATGTCTCGCGTTGTACGCAGCCGCGAAGACCCGCGCGACCACGTCCACGGTGGGTCGGTCGTAGTACTGCCCCGTGACGCCGCGCCCAGTGTGCCCCATCGCCAGCTCGATGGCCCACGGCTCGACGCCGACCTCCCAGCGCATCCACGTCTGCCACGAGTTGCGGAGGTTGCGGAACGGGTGCGCCATGCCCGCGCGCGTCCACGCCCGCGACAGGCGCAGCTGCGGCTGCGGAGCGCCCATGCCGTCGTGCGTGAGGTACCAGTCGGCGTCCATCCCATCGGCAAGCTCGGCGAGACGCAGCGCGGCGCGACCGACCACGTAGGCCGTGCGCCTGCTCTGCGCCGTCTTGAGCGTGTCGGACACCGAGCCGTCGCGCCCGACCTGCCGCTCCACCGAGACGAGCGCCACGGGAGCGCCGTCAACCTTGCGCAGCTCAACGTCGAACGCGCGGACGCCCAGCGACTCTCCAACGCGCAGCCCTCCGAACGCGGAGAGCAGGAACGCGGGCTCGAACCACTGGCCGTGGACGTCAAGCGCCAGCAGCTCGCGGAGCGTCCAGATGCCCGCGTCGTGCGACTTCACGGTTGACTTCGATGGCATGACGTAGCGCTCGCGCATGGGGTTGTGATCGACGAACTCGTAGCGCACCGCCGCGTCCATCACCAAGTTCATGGCCTTCAAGGCCTGCGCGGCCTGCGACGCGCCGAGCGTGTCCAACCACTGCTGGATGCGCAGCGGGCGCACCGCGTCAAGCGGCACCTCGGCGAACGTGGGCGCGACGTGCGCACGGTACGCGCTGCGGTACTGCGTGAGCGTGCGTGGGGCTAGCGTGGACAGCTCCACGCGGCGCTCCAAGTCCGGCAGCACCCACCGCTCCCACGCCTGCGCGACGGTGGGGCAGGGCGCGTCCTCGCTGTGCTCCAGCATCAGCTCGGAGCGGACGCGCTCGGCGTCCATGCGCGAGCCGCGCACCGTGCGGGACTGACGCCTGTAATTCCCGCTCGCGTCCTTGCCCCAGAAGCGGATGCGCCACCTGGACTCGTCCACCTGCGCGATGGACGCCCACGCCGCCCGCGTCTGCCTGCGCTTGCGGGGCATGGCTACCGACTCCTATGTTCGTTGAAGTTGTCAGTGAGTTCCAAGATGTAGTCGGCGCTGCAATCAAGGGCGCGGCACAGTCCGCGCAGGTTGTCAGCGTCCGGCATCCTGCGGTCGTGCTCCCAGTTTGATACCGTCTGCTTCGAGACACCGACCAGAGCGCCAAGCTGGTCTTGGGTCATCATGCGGAATCCGCGCATCGAAGCTATGCGCCGACCGATGCTCATCGTCTTCTCCCTCCATACTCTCTTCACCTTAACAAGATTATTACCAAAAACATCTTGCAAAAGTTTTCAATGTGAATACTATTAGCTATAGGTGTTAGAACGGTCGATGAAAGGAAGCCACCATGTCCATCTCAATCAATGATTTCGAGACCACCAAGGCCGACGAGTACGGCGAGGCATTCGGGCTTATCGGTCTCGTCCCTGGCACGACCGCCTATCGGTACTACAACGACGAGCACTGCTTCACCATCGGCTACACCGACGAGTGGGACGAGGACGGCTCGTGGGTGTGCCAGATTGACGAGATGGAGGACGGCTGCATCGGCGGCTGCGAGGCGTGCTGGGACGGCAGCACACCGCAGGAGGCGCTGGAGAACGCTTGCGTTGAGGCGGTTTCCGCCCAGACCATGCGCGAAGAGCAGAACTGCGAGGACTCGGTCAACGTCATGGCTGGGAACGCCTACGAGATGCTCCACGACGGCGGATACCCAGACACCGTCGAGGAATGGGAGCAGTATGGCCGCATGCAGGCCACCTCGACCGCCATCACGAAGAAGCGTTGCCACCTCTATGGGTTCGAGTGGGAGCCGTACCAGATTTGCGACGCTGACTAGTCCATCGCGCCCATGGCGGAGGGGCAAAACTCCGCCAACTGTGCTCCGTGGCGGGCGGTCGCATTTTTGACGAGCAGCGACCGTCCACCAAGGCGCACAGCGCCGCGTAGTTTGACAACCGAATGGGCTTAACCGACCTGCCGGCCAGACGGGTGACGGCAGGTAGTCAAGGACTGCCGAGCAATCGGCAACGCTCACAGCTTCCCGTGAAAACGGTGACCCGTTCACATCTGAGCAAAGGGGAATCTTTGCGATACATAAGCATTTTCAGCGGCATCGAGGCCGCAAGCGTGGCGTGGGGGCCGCTTGGGTGGCAACCCGTCGCGTTCAGCGAGATTGACGAGTTCCCCAGTGCTGTCTTGAGGGCGCGCTATCCAGACGTGCCGAACCTTGGCGACATAACCAAGGTGGATTGGAGTCCGTATCGTGGAGCAGTTGACCTTGTCATTGGAGGAAGCCCCTGCCAGTCCTTCTCAATCGCAGGAAAGCGTGAGGGGCTGGCTGGTGCCAGCGGACTCATGTTCGAGTACATACGCTGCATACGTGACGTCATGCCTGAGTGGCTCATCTGGGAAAACGTTCCGGGGTCATTTAGCGTCGAGCGCGGAAACGCATTCAAGCAACTGCTCGAATCGTTGGATGAGCTCGGGTACGGTCTGGCATGGCGAGTACTGGACGCGCAGTTCTTCGGAGTGGCCCAGCGACGCCGCCGTGTCTTTCTTGTCGGACATCTTGGAGACATGCGCGCCTGCGAGGTTCTATTTGAGCCCGAAAGCGTGTCAGGGGATACTACGTCGAGCAAGCAGAAGAGGGAAGCCCTTGCCGCCGATGCTCGAAGCCGCGCTGCGCGCACAGTCCAGTGCGTGATGCAGTACGGTGACGAGATGGCAGGGACTCTCCGCGCAAGGTATGACAGCTCACCGACGCCAGACAATGGACAGAACGCAGTCGCGCAGACAAGCGTCCTCGCGTTCGCGCAGAACACCCGTGACGAGGTTCGCATACAGGGTGACGGCACGATCAGCGGTGCGTTAGCGGCGCAGCCTGGCATGAAGCAACAGACGTACGTGATGCGCGTGGCGCAGACAGGCGCTAACGGCTGCGGCGTGAATACCGAAATAGCGCACACTATAGACACGGCTGCGCCAGAAGCGGTCGCGCAGCCGATAGCCATGGCGAGCGGGCAGGCCAACGCTGAAATCTGCGAGGGGGGGGTCGCGCCGACTCTGACGGTGCTGCACGAGGCCCCGTTACTAGCAACGGCGCTGACGTGTTCCCAAGCCTCTGCGCAACAGACGGCAGCAAGCAGTTCATCGACAACCAGAGCGTCAGCGGCGGCAGACTCCTGCTCGACCCGAGACAGGGGTGGGTTTGACCCGATATGCGTAGCTGACGACAATGCCCACGCTGCAATTGACGAGAACTTCGCCGGCTCATTGAAAGTCGGGGGGGGGCAACCGTTCGTTGCGTTTCCTCTAACGGAGAGGACGTGATCGGCGCGCTGTGCGCCCGCGACCACAAGGGCGTCGGCTCGCAGTACGTGAGCGAGGGGAAGGTGATTCTTGATAGAACCAACGTCGTTTAAGTGGAGCGCGGGAGCTGGCGCTGGGACGATGCCGTCATATGACGACGGCACCACTCCAACGCTGGTGACAGAGAAACCTCCAGCAGTGATGCTAAAGGTTAGAGGAGGAGCAGACACCTATATGAAGCAGGATGGCAGCATCGGGACGGCTGGGAAGGGCTCGCTAATGAGCGAGGAAACCAGCTTCACCGTCGCGGCAACGCAAGACCAGACGCTCTTTCAGCCTGAGCCATGCGGATACGTCGTTCGGCGTCTCACTCCGACCGAGTGCGAGCGCCTGCAAGGCTTCCCCGACGGCTGGACAGACATCGGGGAATGGGTGGACTCAAATGGTCGGGCGCGCAAGACGTCCGACGGCAACCGCTACAAGGCATTGGGAAATAGCTTCGCGGTCCCGGTCGTGCGCTGGATTGGAGAGCGTCTCGAGCGGGCGAGCACGATTGAATGAGGGGAGGTCATATGGAAGAGCTGCGATACAGGAAAGCGCGCAAGGACGCTAGCATACGTCTCGAGCAGGCGTCTGCGAGTCTTGGGGTGAGCGTCACGACACTTCTCAACTGGGAGAACGGAAAGACCAAGCCGAACGCGAAGAACATTCGCGACATGGCCGAGCTGTACGACGTGAGCGCTGATTACCTCATCGGCATCAACTAGATTTGTTTTGCCGCGAAAGTATTCAAACTGAAAACATTTAGGTAGCAACCGTAAACCTGAGCAGCCCAACCGCTGCGCCGTCCACTTCGGTGACCGCGATGCCGAGCAGTGATGGCACCACCGCGAGGACACCAGCGCAAGGACCGTCGAAAGGCGGCGCTCATACTCGCCTTCTTGGTC